TTACTCCAAGTTTGCTACAATCTAAGTTAAGTCAAGATGCAGTTGGTGGTGGATTGATATCTCGGATTATCTTTGTAGTTGGTCAAGGCCCAAAGCAGCGAAGAGCATTGCAATTTTTAACCGAAGAAGAAGAAGATATTCAAAAAAAGTTAGCAAATGACTTGCAAGAAATAGCAAACTTATCTGGACAATTCACACTTAGTAAGGATTTTTTAAAAACTTATGTTCGTTGGTATGAACAAGATTATGATGAATCTGGAGTACCAAGTGACAGGTTTTTAGGCTACAATCATCGTAGGCCATTACATTTAAATAAGGTTTGCATGTTAGTTTCTGCAGCAGAATCAGATGAAATGATTATTACTTCTGAACATTTCGAGCAATCATTAGCTATAATGCAGGTAACTGAGCAAGAAATGCCAAACGCATTTTATGGTCTTGGATTATCCAGTCAGGCAAACGTATATGCGAAAGTCCTATCTTTCATTGAGTCTCGGGAAAGTTTTATCTGGGAAGAGTTAGTTAAAAACTTTCATTTAGATGTGGAAAATATATCTCAGTTACGTGGCTATGTTGAAATGGCTGAACAGTCTGGAATATTGAAAGCTGAAAATTCTGCAACTACTTGTAGGTATAACACGATTAGGAAAATACAAAAAGTTCGTGATCCAACTTATCTTGATAAAACAGTATTTAGGTTGATGGATAGGAATTTGTTAAAAAATCAAATGGAGAAAAGTTAAATGAGAGAATACTTTTTAATAATTTTAATTTTTATTATGTGTATACTTTCTGCATTAGCACATGAAAATGATATTTATCAGTCATGTATTGATAGAGGAAATTCTGGAAAAGCAATGTGGATGAATACAATAATGTGTAGTAATAATAACTTAAAGGAGAAAAATTAAATGGAAATTAGTCAAGAACCAAAATTTCAACCAATTACAATTATTCTTGAATCAAAAGAAGAAGCAGAAGCATTATGGAAAGCAGTAAGGTTTTTTGATTTTATATGGGGTGAGATAAATGAAAAAGATGTAAAAATTCTAGGTAGAATTAATAATTGGTTTTCTACTCAAGCAAATCTTTATGAAAAGGAATAATTAAATGAATCCAAACACAAAAGTCCTATTCTTCGACACAGAAACAAGTGATTTTATCAAAAAAGCCTTGCCTGCTAATGATCCAGAACAAGCTTGGACAGTTCAGATTGGTGCAATTCTTGCCAGTCAAAATGAAGAGTTTGGGCAAATGAATGTTATTATTAAATCTTATGGAAGATCAATAAATTATTATGCATTACAAGTTCATGGTATTACATCAGAACATGCTGATGAAGTTGGTATTGAAGAATTAGAAGCTGCTGAACAGTTTGGATTATTGCTTCGTCAGGCAGACTTAATAGTCTGCCATAACTTTGCCTTTGACTGGAATTACGTTTACCAGATGATGGAACGCAATCTTGATGCTCTTTCTGATCTTGCTAGAAGCGCATTCTATTTGGATCTGCCAAATTATTGTACTATGAAAGATAAAGCAGTGGTCAAAATGTGTGGATTAAAAAACAAAGCTGGCAAACCAAAATGGCCTAAGCTAGTTGAGTTGCATGAACATTTATTTGGTGAAGGCTTTGATGGTGCGCACGATGCATACGCTGATATTACGGCCACAAAACGATGCTTCTTCGAACTAGTTAGTCGAGGTATTATTGTTCCAGATTTGCAGGCAAGTTGTGAAGATTAAAATGGTTGTTCATCTATGAACAGCGTTTCTTTAATACATAGTTGTAGTTATTAGGACAGCCTAAATCGTTATTTTTGTAATTATATTAAGGGTTTAGGCTGTTTTAAAAGGTTGAAAATTCTTCACCCAAAATTGTTTTTAAGGTTGACTTTTTACCACCCGTATGTTACCATAGAAGCATTCAATCAACGTAAGGATATTCTATGGAAGAAACTGAAAAAAGTAAAGCAAATGCTATATGGCTGAATCATGATGAAGTTCTTCAAAAGAAACAAATCTTTCAAGAGAAATATTCTCCATATAGTATGATTGGAAAATGTAAAAGACTTGACACAAGGATACAATACATGGATATTTTTGATCGTCTATTAGCTGTATCCAAAAAAGCGGGACAGCTTTGGAATGAAATAAAAGAAAACTCTGATAAAGATACTAACATTGCTGTAATGCACAGCTTTAATGAATTAGATAAATCTACTATGGGAACAACATATCGGAGATTAGTTGAGCTTAAAGAACAAGATCTTATAAGAAAAATAATTCCATTTGAACTTCCTAATGAAGATTTACCTATGTTAAAATCTTTGCCAGCAATTCCAGAAATGCATTCTTACATGATTAATCCATACCTATTGAAGCCGTGGAAATACGAACTAGCCAAGCAAATCTGGGATTTAATTGAACCAACTAAAGAAAAGGAGTAACCAATTATGCCTGAACGTAACTACTCTATCCGCTCTACTGAGTGGCTGGACTTCTCTAGCGAAGTCTTTACTCACATTGAAACCTACACAGTTCCACAATATGGAGACAAAGGTTCTGACCAATGTTCTGAATTCTCAGAATCTGATTTCATTACTCAGATGAAAAAATATCTAAATCGTTATGGTAAAAATTCTCGTGAAGGACAACAAAAACTAGACTTACTAAAGATCGCTCATTATGCTGGCATGCTACATGCAAAACTAACTGAAGAGGAAAAACAAACTAATGGATATTGAACAATTTATAATCACAATTCAATGGGGAAAAGGTATGCATTACATCGCTTCTACTTGTGCTACCAGTGAACGTGCAAAAGAATTACTTTTATTTCACAAAAAGCATTGTGATAAAAAAAATTTTATTAATAAACGAGGAGCTAAGGCAACTGTGAGAAGTTGGAAATTAGTTGAGGAGAAATAAACATGTTAGATAAAGAAAAAATAGAATTATATGAACAACTTAAAATATTACAGCAAACAATACTAGAAGTTCGTCATGCACAAAATAATGGATCTGATTGGTATACAAAAGGAGATAGTGGTTTATATCAACAAGTATCATTATGGTTAGATAAAGGCCAAAAAGCAATTAATGAAATACATAAATTATGTTAATTCAAGATTACAAAGATAATCCAAATAAGAAAGTTTACAACATCGACTTTGATGGTACACTCACAGATGGTAGCAGCTACGTTAAGCTTGTTCCAAACCTTTCTGTAATTACCAAAGTTCGTGAACTTTACTTCCTTGGAAACATCATAATAATTTGGTCTGCAAGACTCTGGGAAAACGCAGCAATTATTGCAGCATTCTGCATACAGCATGGTATCCCATTTCATGGACTCATGCTTGGTAAAGGTGGAACAGATATTTATGTAGACGACAAAGCTGTTAATGCTAAAGATTTTTAAAACAACAATTAATCTATTGGAGCATCAATTATGACTACAAAAGAATGCATCGAAAAAACTTATAACTCTGATGAACTATCTGATATGTTATCTGTAATAGTTGATGAACTTTCTATTTCACCTCCATGTGATACTACAAAGGAATTTTTTAAAATTCGCATTATTAGTCTTATCAGGCATAACCGCATAAAAGCAGAAACTTTAGCTAACTATCAATCAGCATTAACTAAGGTATTACAATCATGATTAAAAAAGGCAAGTGTTTATTTTGTGATCATAGAACGTCATTTATGGGACAGAAATTCATATGCCTTAAGACTGGAAATATGTTGTATGCCTGGGAATATCCTAATCGATTAGGATTAATTCAAAACTCAGAAGAGTGTAAAGAATGGACAGAAAAAATATACCAAGATGTATTATTGGAGATCGATGGAAAGCAAAACGATTAATAAAAAGTAAATCATTTTTAAGGAACGATAAGTTTTTAATGACTTATGTATATCCAACTGATACTGGAGCATTTTCATTAAAAGAGCTTGAAGCACTTACTAAAATACATCATAATGTAATATCTTATAGAATTGACACATTGGGAATTATTCATAAAGATGTTCTTGCGCAAAACTGCATGGACGATGGCGAACAAGTTCATGACTTACTCCTCGATCACAAATAAACTTTGCAGCATACCGATGAAGTTCTTTTGGTATTTCGTCGTGAGGACAGACTTGCCAAGTTGCCAGTGCCTGA